CTCAGCATTACCTGATGCTAATGCATCCCTCAGTCTGTGCGGGGTGATATGGTCGACAACGGTAGCAGCAGTAACACGACCTTGCTCTTGGCACATAACGCAAAGAGGATTTTCATTGAGGAAGCTAAGCCTGACCTTTGCCCATCGACTGCCATAGACATTCGGCTTCTTCATATCAACAAAACCCTGAGCGACTACGCTGCATATCGATAGCAAGTTGACGGGTTGCCTCAGCGTGCGCATAATTTGACTCGGCGATAGCCTGCTGTATAGATGCAATCGAAGCGCGCTCTTGCTCTTTCTCAGATAGCATTGCTGCTACAGTTTCCTTTAGCGCTTCAACTTCTTGAAAGAGATTTGGGGCGTGATTGTCAATGCTGTTGTCATTGTGTTTGGCAAACTCAGTACTCAGCTCTTTTATATACTGATCTGCATCAACTTCCTTTATTTCAGCTATAGCGTTATCAATGTTAGCTATTGCAGACTCGCCCTCATCAACACGGACTCCTCCACGAAATACATTTTCTGCTTGCTTTTCGTTTACTCGTTCAACTTTGATATGATTGCGGATCACAGGTCGTATTGCCTGCTTTACTGCTTGCTTTAGATCTTCTTTGTATTCATCACTGTGTAAGCCTGAAATAGTGTATTTAATTGCAGGACTAACGGTTGCAGATGTGATAAATGCACTATCAACATAAGCCTTACCGTTTTTAATTTTCGCATTAGTAATTGTCCCGTCCTGAATAAATGCGGTATTTATAAATGTCCGTCCGTTTTCGACAGAAAATACAGGCTCTAACTTGCCACCCGATGAGCTAAAAATGCCAAACGAATCACTCACAAAACCACCGTTTGCTGGCTCCTTCAGTCCTGCATTAACCATCAATCCAGCAATGCGTTTAAGCTGTGCTTCTAGCTTATCTAAGTCAGTGCTATCGACTGATATCTTTATAGATAGAGTGGCTATTTCTTTTTTATCAGACATGACTGTCTCCATAAATGAAAAAAGACCGCTTTCGCGATCTCTTTTAAAGGTTGTAGCTATTAGTTGCATGATGTGTGACAGGGCGGACAATTTGTGAGCACTAAATGTGAATGTCTTTTCCCGACTGGTGGCATATTATTCATTCAACCCTGTAGCACCCCTAGAGTCCAGTGCTATACTCCTCTCTCTTTCTGTGCTGGACTTATAATAATATGCTGTCGCACAATTAACCTTAGCCCACCGCCACGTGGGCTATTTTTTTATTCTTTCCTACGCAAAGCCACAATAACCCCCTTGAACTGTAACTGACTCATCAGGGTCACATTTACACTTAGCACCAATTGTCATGCTGAACAGCTCTTAGTTAGACTAGTATTAAACTGCTGGATTCCAATAATTATAATATAAAGTTATGCGTATATTAGCCCACACCAAGGTGGGCTTTTTTTATCTTCAAATCCCTTTCTCTCTACACTATTTCTGTATAACCATTTCCATTTAGAGCATTGTGCTACTTCGATTGATATAACTCCGTAACTCAGCGTGACTGCTAGCACCAAAACCTCTATAAAGCTCTATCAATGCTACTCAATGAATGACGTTTATAGAATTAAATAATCTTATAATTTATTGATACCTTCCATGACTCGCTTATATTCATTTACAAGTGATGTTGCATATTCACTGGAGTGCGTGGCGGCTTCAATTGTGAGATCAATGAGTCTGTGCATTCTTACAAGAAGCTCGATATCTTTATCTGTACCTCGCTTTTTTAACTCAGGTTCTATTTCACTTATTATCTGAAGAGCAAGTCTAGACACCTTGTAAGCATCATTATACAAAACGTCAGCTTTCTGCCTGAAAAGAAATAAATCAGTTAAAATACTTCTGTGGGATGTCATTGTTTCGCTCTCTCCACTTCAATTTCCCGTATTGCTTTCTTGTCTACTTAATTAGTGATGCTGCATATTCAATAAGATATAGCTTTGGAGCTAAAAGTATCTTTAACCACATAGCAAAACCGCCAATGGTAATAAAGATGCCGAAAAACAAAATTAACGCTGGGAATATCGATCTGGAAAAGTCATACATAACTGAGTTAATGTCATATTTTTTTCTCCATCATGATATGTCCATATAGCGCCGTTAGATTTAGCTCTCTTAGCCCATATCGACATATAAAGATAGCTAGCGCAATAAGTACCACACCAACAACAGACCAGATAATGCCCATTGTCATTTTCCACGCCAGTAACTGATGAATTACGTCTGGCAATTGGGCCTGACTAAATGCAACCGTTGAATCAATGCCGCTTGACGCCTTCTCCAATAAATCGGTCAGCGCCTTTGAAACCTGTTCATTCATCGTAAACACTCCGTTTTAATATAATCTTGCAGCCCTAATATCATTCGCGTTAGTTCTGCAATTCGGTTTCTGAGTAACCAATAATTTCTGACAGCGGAGTCAGTAGGTCTGGCGGCTGTTCCATCATCCAAGCCGGAGGTGGAATTGGTTTCACTTTTCGGACAACTGGCTCTGATGTACACCCGCTCAGGATTGCGCTCAGCAGCAATACGCAACTGGTCAATTTCAGCTTTTGCATTTGTGAGTTCCGTTGTGTGTTTGGTGTCGACTTCGCGAAGGGAGTTAATGCGCTTTTCATAGTCTGCCATTTCAGCAGCGAGGGAGCTGTTTGCTTTCCTTAGGTCTTTGTTCTCTTTACCAAGCTCTATCATTTCTTTAGTCGAAAAGAACAAAGCAATACACAATCCACCCCACAACAGAACGGGAAACCATGACTTTAAACTATTCACAACAAGCTCCACGCTTTTTCGAACAGTGAGTCAGAATAAGGGACGGCATAACCTAGCTCGATTGCGATAATTGCTTTCGATAACTCAATAGCCACCTCTTTATCGTTCACAGTCAGACAATCCTCAGGACTAACCCCGAGCGTTTTTGCAGCACGCTGGATATAGTTTTCTGTGTGATTTTCATTTGGTGGCGCATAGCGGTTGATAATTTGACGAACTGAACATAATCCGTATTTCTTTTCGTATGTGCGCATCAATACAAAGATTGCTCGGATGCCATATTCAGCGGAAATAAACTGACAAAAGTCTTTATCCGTTTGCGTAGCTGATAGCCCCTGCCATTTTGAACCATGACGAATGTTGCCGGGGTTATTATTACGCTCACCGCGTGCTATTTTTCGTTGCTGGCTGGTCATTATTTTACCTTTGAAATAAAAGGCCGCTTTATAAGCAGCCAGATTGATTTGAGTCGAGCGATTAATTTACTGAAAACGACAACCGACATGATATTTCCGCCAACGGCGAATATGACGATAAAAAATACACCATCAAATAAAACATCAGAGGCAGCTGATATCCGTTCTCCGTATATCGTTTCCCCTATCTGGCAAACCCAGCAAATAATTAGAATATTACCAATGACAGAATCTCTCGTTTTCTTGTAGGGGCAGAGAAATACCGTTACCGCTGAAGCAAGCATAAAAAAAACATCAGCAGCATCTAGCGGGTGAGTGTCCACCCAGTAGGCTATGCCTGAGAGTGTTGTTAGGAAGGTCTCCATCAGCTCCCTCCTTTATTGCGCCAATCTTTAATGGCTTGAACGATATTGCTGAAATTCCTGTCTATTGATGCCGCAATACGACTAAACAACTTCAACAGATTGTCTCGATTCGCCACGACAATGAGAATTGGAATTAACAAAGCTGAAACTACGACCGCGGTTATTTTGGGGCTTACATTCCATGCCCATATTTGAGCAATTAGCTCTGAGGCAGGATAAGCAATCAGCACCCCAGCACCTAACGCGAGGAAAAAGTGCAATATCTTTCGTTTGTTGTTGTCTTTTGACGCTATCACGGATACAGAAGCACCAATAATAGCGCCAAGGACTACGCCATAATCCGCACCAAACAGCGTACCGCCGATAGAGCCACCAATAGCACCACCTACCGCGATACTGGCTGTTACTGTGTGTGGCATATATAACACCTGTGTTTTTAGTTAATAGATAGCCGCGCACAATCTCTATGCGTCAATTAAGTGTGTGTGATTAGAATTTTGTGGCGGCGTATATGAAAAAAGGCCGCACTATGCGACCTCTTGAATAGATGACTGATATAGCTCAGTCGCACAGCCTTGCGTTAAGAAGGCTGTGCGACTACAGGATATTTGAACTGCCAAATATCTTTTGGTAGTTGGATTTTATTGCTTTATGTGCAGCAACACCTACATTTCTTCATCAAAAATTTCACACCCTGTCCGCCAGATTGCAAAGTCTTCATTATTTTGATGATAACTCTCGCGTAAAACTTTGCGTTCTTCAAAATAAGCAATACCGCGCTCAATATTGCTTTCATGCTCACTATAACCGCTTAGAATCCTATACCCTTTCATGGGAGATGCTATGTCTTGGAAAAAGTAGGTATGCTCATCCCCCCAAGGGTCCACCCATGTTATACGCTCTAATTCAACTATAAATGTCTTTTTATCATTAGCTTTAGGGGTTGCTTTATCAAAATCCAACGACCATAAACTTTTTTTCTTATCTATTTCTACATCAGGAACCTTTTGTGAGTATTCACATTCAATTTTCTTTGTCGCTGCATATGATGAAGCAGAAAATATAAAGGCTAGCATCGCTGATATCTTGATAAACTTTCTAATCACTTATAGTACCTTTTGTTCAATTCATTAACGTAGACACAATCTAATTTAGGCAAGGGTATAAGTATACACCAAGCTAATTTAACTTATGACACTAAATGTTGAATAACAAAACCCGCCTTGGTGAGGTTCCATCCTATAGGTTAGGTGACTATTTACTCTGATCTATCTCTAACTTAGTTTGCTCAAACCGTTCAGTTTCTAACTCAATACCTATCACGCGCCGGTTAAGCTTTAATGCGGCTTTTATTGTTGCGCCAGACCCCATGAAGAAATCAGCAACAACATCACCTTCACGACTGCTACTATTGATAATGTGCTCCATCATCTCAGCAGGTTTTTCACATGGATGCTTGCCGGGGTAATATTGCACCGGTGGATATACCCACACATCTGTATAAGGAACATCAACGGTCACAGTAAAAGGGCGACGTAATAATTGATATTGTTCAGCTAATTCATGATATTCACGCCTTAATGTTGCTTGCTGCATCACCAGTTCAGCGTGTTCACGATCTAACGGATTTTTACTTAATTTTTCCTCAGCAACACGCTTGAATAAATCCTGAAGCTTCAAATAATCCGGTTCACTTGGTAGCTGCCACTGACTGTAGCCAAACCAATGAGAAGCCATTTGCTTACCTGTCGCGGCGTGGATCTCTTTTGCTGTTATCCCTAACGAATCCCGTGCTTGTTTGAAATATTCGATTAGTGGCTTAAGCACGTTTTCTTTAAGTTCACGGCATTGCTGCAAGTATTCGCTACCCTTCCCTTTGTATGGGCCTTGGTAATGTTCAGCGAATAGGATCCGTTCTGTGCTTGGAAAGAAACTACGTAAGTCAGCTTTACACGCCCGCCGCCATGGTCCTGATGGTTTAGCCCAAATTATATGGTTTAAAACGTTAAACCGTTCACGAACTAATAATTCCGTATCAGTCGCCAGCTTTGAACCACAAAACATATATAAGCTGCCGTTTGGCTTTAGAACACGCCAAAATTCAGCAAGCATTTCATCAAGCCAAGATAAATAAGAAGTAACATTTTCCCACTGATTATCCCAATTACATGACTTAACCTGAAAGTAAGGTGGGTCGGTTGCAATTAGGTCAATACAATTATCGGGAAGTGTCTTTATGTAGCTGAGTGAGTCATCATTAACTAAATTGATACTGTTTAAATTTACAGTGTTTTTCATAGATCAGGAGAACCTTTTTTGATAAGCTCACTTCGCTTTGTGCGCATAAGCAGTGGGCCTTGGTTTGTCCGTGATCTTCCGGAACGGGTGAATGACTGTATGAGTGCTACCAACACTTTTACAGTCGCCCATTTTCACAGTGCTAGATATTTTGATATGTTCTTTCTTTGATGTTTTCTTTGATTAACCCCGCCATTGCAAGTTGTGTCAGTATTAACTGGCAGCAGGGGTTTGTTAATTCGGTGAACTGAGAAACCTCGCCCGTTGTAACGGCCACATCTAGTGGAACCGCATCAAAAACAAGCCTTGCTTTTTCTGTCATATCTACATGTTTTCGCATGATAATTTCAAACCTTTGGTCAGTTATTGTGCATAACTACACATGTAACTCTGGCAAAGGAGAACAGCAAGTCTTATGTTTGTTTCAGGCATAAAAAAACCCCGCATTGCGAGGTCTTGAATTGGTTTAATGCGACTAGGTATATAATGTCCATTATTAGAGGATAATAAACCAGCTTCGGACAAAATGCAACAATCCGTATTTTCGAATGCACTTATTTACCGCACAGCCAGCTGCCACGTATAGGGCGTGCAAAAGATGCTAAGACTGCAATGAGACATATTTCTATAGATGCAGCCCAATAAATATGTCCTAAAATCTCACTAAATAATTCATAACCATTTAAATTCCAAAGCCAGCCAACTTTACCCTCATTATATGAAGGATGACGGAAACCAAATAATGGGATCATAATCCCGTGTGCAAATATTGTGATTAAAACACCATATAACGCACCATAGAACATTCGAATCTTAGGCAGGTAAGCTGATAAAAAAACGTATACAAAAGCGAACGCAAAACTAAATAACCAATGGTATAAGGTCACAGCACCACCGACTAATGATCCCTGATAAAAATAATCAAGAGAATGAGAATTGATACCTAACCAGCCAAACCATGCGTCAATATTCGCTGCTGGAGGTGATATTTCACCCGCAACTCTTGGCGGCATATTTACTTCAGAGCCCCATTTAACTAATGAACTCATGAAACCACCAACAATTGTTCCCCAAATAACTATTTTTATATTTACTTTGTTGCTCCACATAAACCACACCTCATCTAAATTTGATTCCTTTATTTTTACACTAAATAAAATTAAATTTACAGAAATAAAAATAAGATTAGCTTAATTAGTCATTTGATTGTTCGGCTAAATGCCTGTTCAGCAACACCTTCCTCAATAAAACATTTGTGAGCAAGTGCCTCGAAAAAGGGCTTCCAGTTCCTGCGCCATGTTCTTTCGTTTAAATCAGGCACCACATGCTTGATTGCATTATAAGCTACCGATGAGGGGACTCGTTTAAATCCACGCCCTGCACAGCGAGGGCAAGCTTTGAATACGGGCGCGCCTTGTTGCTCAGTTTGAGTCTCGTCTAGAACCTTCCCCCTGCCCTTGCAGCGACAACGATGAGTTAGCTGTCCTTTCCCATCACATTTTTGACACAGTTCCTCGACTTGCTCATATTTAATCGTTGGCTCAAAAACCATCTCGCCGTCACTATTCACAATACCAGGATGTTTAATAACATCTTTTTTACTGTAGATGAGTCCTTTACCGCTACACTCTGAACACTGACAGACTGAACCTGCTGAACGCGCATAATCTTCAAACGCCATTCTAGCGAGTACTTTTAAGCAATAGCCTAATTTATTGCCTGCCGCTTTTCGTACCAGCTTAGGTGCCATTCTTTTCGCATATACGGTGAGTGCCTCAACCGTGCTGAATTTGTCATTTTCGCTGACATCGTTTTTAGCCAGATAGGCAGTCATTCCAAATTTGGCTTTAGATTCAGTCATGCCCATAGCGGCCATAATATCCGTTCCCGTGATACGGTCAGGAGAGGTGCAACCTGCTACATTACCGAACGTCGGTGACTTAGGGTGAAAGTTTTTTAGTGCGTTTTCGAGTTTCATTAAGCCGCCTCTCTTTGTTTCCGAATAAATTTGTATTTCTTTAACTGATTAGCCATTTATTTGATATTTGGCCTTGCCTGAATTTCCTAGTACCCATATGCGATTTGGCTTAATATGTTTTTGATCTATCCAGCTAAATGAGCTCCAGTAATCAGCTTGTATCTTGTTAACCTTCCTGACGACTTTTGGTATTCTAAAATGCTTTTTGCGCTTGATTTTCTTGTTTTTATAAATTGTGTACTGGCCAAATAACATATCCGCTTGTGAGTCTTTTGTGGCTGAATTAAATTCTCTGAGACTAATAGCTCGCAATTGGTTTCTCCAGCTTTGTTCAAGTTGCTTAAGTGTCGTTCCTTTCATTTCGTGTCCTTCTCTTATTTTTGAGTGTTAGTGCTGCGTAACATTTTCATTTAGCCACATATGGTCATATTCTGAGTTCGGCATGTTAGCGATGTAGTTGTATGGTGAACCGCCTTCCATGATTAAAAACTGGTGCGAACGCTCTTCGAGGTATAAGGGGATCTTACCTTCCCACCCTTCACCGTTTCGCTGTTTCTCCAAGCACAATACTGATGCTGGTTCAGCGGTGTGGTTCTGTTCTTCTGGTGTTAATTGCTGTCCTGCATGTTGCTTCTGTAAAGCTCTCTCGCGGCGCTTGTTGCGCCAGATGATAAACAGGTTATCCGTCAGGTCAGTAATTGAACCAGAGCCTTTCACGTCCATTTTTCCCGTTGGTTTATCTTCACTATCAGACTTCCGACTGTGGGTAACTAAAATGACATGGCTGTTGGTCTTATTCTTGAAGTCGCATATCGCGTCTAAAAATTCCTTTTGCCCGTTGTAGTCATCGTCATCAATTCCACACTTCATCAAGCTATCGATAACAAAAAGGTTTATTCCATATCGTCGGTTTGCGTACTGGAATATTTCCAAGATCTTTTTAGCTTTTGCCGTTCCTGTTAGCGCAAATAACCAAAGGCGATCGTCATAAAACCCAAAGGCAGATTCTATTTCCATGTTTGTAGGTAATTTATTACACGTTGCTTGGCGTGTTAGGCGTTTAAGAAATATCGCAGGTTTAAGCTCAAATGATGCGACGCAAGCCCTAGCACCTTGTCTCATTGCTTCACAAAGCATATGACCTAGAATTTCGCTTTTACCATGACCGTTCACCCCATTGAGAATGGTTAATTCCGATTCTCTAAAGCTGAATTGGTGGTTTAATGTTTCCCATGGGCTTCTGAAAAGATATTGCTCCTTGCCGTAGAATGCTTGGATAGTGTCCTGCATAAACTCACGGGCACTGCATAACTCATCGGGATCAAAATAGATGGCCGTATCAAGGTACTTAATGATTTCTTCTTGGGGTATTCCAGCCTGTAGACACTCGTTGATATCCTTTTTCGGTAGTGAAACAAGGCGGCAACGATATTCACCAAGTCGGTTAGCAATCTCTTTTGCCGCTTCTCGCCCTACTTCGTCAGCGTCCAGTGATAGCCAAATTTCTGTAAAGCGGTCTAGGTTGTGGTATTCAAACTCAATCCACTGTTGCTTTGCCCCTTTCCCCCCTCCGAATGGCACAGACAGAGCAGATAGCCCATACTCGTGATAGCTCATGCAGTCAATTTCACCCTCACAAATAATCACTGCTCTAGCGTTTTTGGGTATTTGCTCCCAGCCATACAAACAAGGCTCACAATCGGCCTCAACTGAAATAGCTTTTTTGCCATTTGGGCGCTCAGTGCTAATTCGCTTTACCTGCAATAATTCACCATCTCGCTTGTATGGGAAGGCGATAGCGGGCAATTCACGATTAACATCATGAGACCAAACTACAGCGTCACAGACCTTGAACTCTTCGGCTGTTTTTCTGCTGATCCCTCGGCCTTCTAGGTAGGTGAAACAATCTTCAGTTTTGCGAATGTTTTTCTTGAGTGATTCGTTTTTTGGTCGGCTGAATTTCTTTTGGCTCTTGGCTGAAAAGTGATGGTCATCGTCATGAATGCCTAGATACTGCTTCGCCTCGGCCATGGCTTGGTGCAAGCTGCAATCTCTAACCTCTACCCACAAATCAAGCAAATCACCACCGATCCCCTCCGCGAAATCTGACCAAACCCTTTTGCCAGAAAGGTTTATCTTCAAGCTCTTACCTGATTCACCGTTTACCGATCCTGTTACCCACTCGTTATGTTCTTTTTTGCCGTTGGGTAGTAAATACTTGGACACTCGGTCAACGTCATCCCAAAGGCGATCTGACAGCTCCGTGATTGTCATTAGACTTCCCTCAGTAAAATACGAGTCCGTTTTTTGAGACCGTGATTGATGATTGATTCACTGTGCTTTGTGGTACTTCTGGCTTTTCGTCGGTCCATCGACTGCCGTTTAGATAAGTTGCCGGATGCATTTTATCAAAGCCGAATTGCTGAATTCGGATCCTGCACTGAATATCATCGGCAAGGATCTGGGCAAACTGCTCGATTGAACCGCCGGTCTCTTTTCGCCACTCTTTGAATTTCGATTTGAATGCAGATATCGATTTGTCCTTCCCGACTTTTCGCATCCCTGCAATCCAAAATATTTTTTCAAACGGCTCAAAAAACGGATCTTGTTTTGTAGGCTCAGAATTCGATTTTTCATCCGTCGAGCGAACCTCTTCGCTCATAGTGTTTTTATTGTCTTTCTTGTCTTTTGTAATAGTGTCTTTTGTGTGTCCCTGTTTTGGTGACAGCCCTGTCACGCTTTTGGTGACACTTTTTGTCACCGTTTTAGTGACAATGACACCTTTTTGGTGACACTCTGGAATTTCCCATTCAGCCAGATTTTTATTAGGGCCTATCGCCATGCCTATTTTTACTATAACTTTCATGGTGATAAGCTCATTTTTAGCCTTGTTCACCTTCTGTCTTGGCAATCTAGTTAACTCGGCTAACTGGCTATCTGAAATACGGTCTGATTTTTTGTTAAAGCCGTAAGTTTTACGACAAATAGCATGAGCAACCTTGGCTTGATTCCTTGTTAAATTAGCGCCGATCAACTCCTCGTATAGCTCATTAGCTAGCCTTGTGTAACCATCCTCAGTTTTAGCCACTCTCTCCTCCAAATTAACAACTTGAGGCCTAAGTTGAATGACATTGTCTTCTGCTGGGTTAGCCATTAACTGCCCTCCCCTTGAATATGCTTAAGATTTCATTGAATTCATTTACTTCGAAATCTTCTTTCAGCAGATCATCAAGAAACTGGTTCGGAATAAAGGTGAATCCATCTTCTTTTGGCATGTGTGGTAGTAGCTCTCTGGCTCTGCTCTTGTACTGCTCAATCGAAATAACGTTGCCCATCACTCCACCTCGGTATGTTGTGTATCTGGTGCATTAACTAGCCGTTCGTAGGTGTATGAAATATTCGGATCGTAGTGACACAAGATTGCTACATCCTCAGGGACGCCTCTCCATTTCCATTTTCCAACCCCCTGACTACTACGAGCTCTGCCTTTTAGTGGATAGGCTTTTCCTATGGCGGCATTTGTTTTATGAATACCTTTTAGGATTTCGTATAAATTCATTTAAAACCTCTTGAAAGTTTTCTTTCGTTAAATCATAGTGAAAAGCAACCTAGGTTTCAAGTTAATTTGATATATTAGTTTCGGAATAAATTTAAATAGAAATGGTGGATTATGAGCACATTCGGAAAAAGACTTCTCAGCAGACGAACAGAGTTAGGAATGTCACAGGATGATCTGGCAAAATTAACTGGCGTTTCGCGCGTAACCATTAGCAAAATCGAGCTAGGCGACTCTCAAGATACAAGATCTGCAAATCTATTCAAAATAGCGTCAGCTTTAAAATGCTCGCCAAGGTGGCTCTTGGACGGCAGCGAACCAGCCAGTGAGGAGCCCATAGGTGAATCTAACGTATTAAATCCAAGACCAAATGACCCTGCAAAATACACATATCCAAAACTTAACTGGATTAGTGCAGGCTCTTGGAATGGGTGCGAAACCACTATCGCACCAGATGAATGGATTAGCACGAACATATACGCTGGAGAAAATGGTTACTGGCTTGATGTTAAAGGTGATTCAATGACCTCATCAGGTGATTTTTCAATATTTGAAGGAATGCAAGTACTTGTCTCTCCGATTGAGGAAGCCAGATCGGGTAAGTTTGTCGTCGCAAGAATCAATGGATCAGATGAATCAACTCTAAAGCAATATGTCGAAGATGGAGGGCAGGTATTTTTGAAGCCATTAAACCCAAGATATCCACTCATTCCATTCACACGAGACTGCGTCATTGAAGGAGTTGTGATGGAAATCAGAATGAAAGTGTGACCTCACGCCTCCCAAAAAAGCAGCGCTAAGCCGACGAGAGTCGGTTTTTTTATGCCCGAAACTTTTCTTTCATCTTTTTATTGACAACTAATTACTCAATATGTAACCTAGGTTTCGTAAACTGTTATTTGGGAGGCATTAAATGAACACCTTAAATCACTGCGGTACAAAAATTCAGTTATTGAGTAGCCAAATATCCACTTTGTTATTTTGTGCGATCGAGTCAAGTTCAACAGAGGAAATTCAAGCCTTGATAGAAATGGCAATTGAAAAAAATGAAGTGATTAAATCAGAGCTAAGTTGCGCTCAAACCAAGCCCGAAGCAACTAAATACAACTTCACACCACTAAACTCATTCGCTGCTCGTTTGCGCTTAGCAATTGTGCACTCTGGAATGACTCAGGCCGCTTTAGCTTGGAGAATTGGAGTTTCACAAAGCACAATCAGCGCGTTGGTGACAGGTAAGTCAAAAGAAGCAGGTATTGTCCGTGCAAGAGCAATTGCAGAAGTATTAGAAGTAAATGCCAAGTGGTTGCTTTATGGCGAAGGTGACATGTGTAGCAAGCAACCAGAAAGCCTTGAGTCACAAATTGCTCGTATTAAATTTTCCGGCTCAAATAGCTGAGGTTCAAAAAATGCCGACTATACATTATGCGTCAAATTTGAATATACCGATACCTGATATCCGTACAGGTCTATTTAAGTTCTGCTTCTTTGCAGTAAAGCGTAGTGATCAGGCTGACAAAGGTTGTCGTATCAAAGTTTACGCAACTGATTTGAAATCAGCAAAATTACAACTTGTTCGTGATTATGTTTTATCACTGGCATCACAAACACCTGCAGGAGATATGGCGTGTCACACGAAATTAAATTAAGCACTGCCGCAAAAAAAGCGCGCAATTGAATGCAGTACTGTTTCAGCTCAATAGCCAATTTGCAGGTGATCCAGTCATCGATAGTTTAATTGAATTAGCTTACGAACTATCAAACCCTGTTGCCGATTGGCTAATTGAAGAAAATGCACAACGGGATAATAGACATGAGCAAATTAATAACATCATCAAGTAAAGAATTAAGCAACTGTAGAGACGTATTACATCGAATTAAAGCATTTATTATCGCAGCGCAATTTTTGAATAGAGACTCAAGTGAAAGGCATATTGCTAATGAATTACTATGTCAAGCAGAAGAAGAAATAGACGAGGCGCTCAAAAATGAATAATGAGAAATTAATCGATTCAACCTTAAATGAACTAACTTATGCAGCTTCAATTTTAAATATTATAATCAATAACCCTATAGAGGCAGACCAAGATGTTTTTACTGTCATTGAATCTGTTGTCGAAAATATTGATAGGGCAAAGAATAATGTTGGAGGTATTAAAATTGACTCGGCAATTAATACCATAGGCGAGGTTAAATTAACGGAAAGTGAAACTATAGAAACAGCTATAGGCTCTGTTCTATCTGTTTTGCAAACGGCAATAAATTTAAAGGTTGCGGAGGAGAGCGGTAAATTAAAAGCTCAAGACACTCCCATTATTAATTTAATCGCATCAGCGAAGCTGAACTTAGAAGCCATCTATACCAAAGTGAGTTTTACGGGGGCGCAATGACAATTAAAGACATTTTAGAAATTAAAGAGGTTCACAGATATAATCAAAGTGAATTAATGAATATTTGCATTAATAGTGAGCATGCTTATGACTCATTAATTGAGGGAGTGAGTTCAATCGGTACATTATTATTTGAGGCTTCTTGTAATGAAAACGACCCAATTAGCAATCAAACAATTGGAGAAATAAGATTGCTCATTAACCAAGTGGCTCTTATCGCTAGTGCCTTAAAATATAATATAGACCTTGCAGATAAAGAATTAAATAAAAATCAAATACAAATAAGGAAGTAATATGAATCAAAAATTTGAAGCTATAGAAAAAGCGAGTAAAGGTGAAATTACTATCGAAATGCGCCCCGTGTATATCATCAATGGAGCTAATCGCGCATACCTTAGCGAGCGTTCGGCACTGAATAAATTGTCCAGCATATTGGCTGAACGCGAGATTCACAAGGAAGGATTTGAAACCAACTATGAAAGTGAAAGCGTTACCCTTGAAAATGGCACTGTTGCTTATAAGCGTGGCGAACCGACTGAATATTTCATGGAACGCAAAGAATCCAAGCTTCTTGAATTACACCAAAATCTAAAAAATGAAAAAGAGATTCTACGATTACAAACTGAATATGCAAAGGCCGTTGTTGATTCAGAAATGGCTAATGATAGTGTTGATATTATTTTTAATAAGTTACAAAACGCTTTAAATAATAAAATCTAAATTTAATTAATCTAACGAGCTTTTAATTCAGCGTCAATGCTGAGGGAATCCCTTTATCTAAAATCAGGAATTATAAAATGGAATATAAACTATTAATAGGCAGAAGGAGAATAACTTACATCAACTGCCTATTAGATTACTTTAAGCATGAAGGTAAAAAGCCCCAATTTAAAGCAGTCGTTAATAATGAAGAAATCATAGTCACATTAACTAGCGAAAACCTTAATGATTTCTTTCGTGATGTATATGAGGAGTTAGATTGCAAGCAACGCTGCAAATATTCAGACAAAGATATATATGATATTTACGCATTGCTTTATACGAAATACGGAAACATAACCGAACTAGGTAAGTTATTAATCGATGTGATTACAAAATACATCCCAAATTATTTAAATGGTGAGCCGTATGTATATAACGAAATATGACCAGTTAATGAATAAAGGAAAGGAACTAGAAGCAAAGAAACTATATAGGCGCGCTATCGAAATTTACAACCAAGCCTTTTTTATTGCAGAACCACCTCTAATCGGTGCCATTAGTCAAAGGCAATTAGATAGCAAAATAGCAGCCGCTCGTTGTTTATCTAAAGTAAAAATTAAAATAACGGAGAGTTATTTATGAATGATTTAATTAACACCAATGCATCAATGACCTCGAAAGAGATCGCTGAATTAGTTGGTAGCCGTGAAGATAGTGTTAAAAGAACTATCGAGCGCTTAGTCGATAAAGGAATTATATCCAAACCACCAATGGTGAATGGGATTAAAACCGCGAACGGGGTAACGCCACAGCACTATTTATTTTCAGGTGAAGAAGGTAAGCGCGACAGCATTATTGTAGTTGCTCAATTATCGCCTGAATTTACAGCTCGACTAGTTGACCGCTGGAAAGAACTCGAAAATGAGCGCCTGAAACCAAAATCACAGGCTGAGATTATTGCAGCTATGGCGTTAGCCAACCTTGATAGTGAGCGCCGGATATTGAGTGTAGAGCATAAGGTTGAACAGGTTCATGAAACTGTAGAACAAATCAAGCAAGGTTTCATCCCTATAGGCTATGTCTCCTATCCTGTTATATCAAACAAAGCAGGAATAACAAAAGGTAAGTGTCGAACTCTTGTTAACCAGTTTGATGTACCAGAAAAGATTATCAGCGCCCTCTCGCCTGATGGCGTCCCTTTCAAGATGAAGGTCGTTCTAGAAGATGACTTTATGGTTGTATTTCATTCGATGATGTGTGAGGCAGAGAAGCGAGGTACCCGTTGGTATCACCCCAAAATGGGTATATTTCAGGTTATCGGTTGGGAGGCTAAATAATGGCTTATTTTACTGATACAGGCAATGGCGTTATTGCCGACGATGGCACTTTGATTGCTTATTCTGACGCAGTTAAGGCGCTTGAATGTGGTCAATACGACCAAGAATTAGTGAAAGGCTTGTATTTGGCTGCTGCCGTGATGGGGAGGCTAGCCGATGAGCCCGACACACTAACACCAGAGCAGCGTGTTTCTGTCTGGCGCTGGGTCGTTGCTGCTTGCTTTATCCGTGAGCAGCAAGAGAAAAACGGCACTATTGAGGTGCCCAATGACCAAGGCGGCACTGATGTAGCAACTATCTACAGCAATGGCAAATCGACGCTAAGTATTTATCCTGCACCTTTACGTCTCGGGCTAATTGAAAATCTCGAAGGCATCATGATCGAGCAATTCGGTAGGGATTATTGGGCTGATTTCACCATTAAGGCATACATCGATTTTCTGGATATTTCGGTTGAGCACGGTCCTTGCCTATCGAAGATGGGGCGTGAGGGTCTTTGCATTCTTCATGATGACTATATTCGCATGCTGGAAGCAAATGGCGGATTTCCATCAATGCCAACTATGCATTAAGGGCGGTAAGTAATGATCATTCAAACACACTTACTTCGCGCAGCTTTGGTTTGCGTTGCTAAAAATGATCCTCGCTACTATCTGCAGGGTGTTCACATTAACAATAAATACATTGAGGCCACTAACGGACACGTCGCTTTACGTATGGAGCATGGCATTAAAACCCGTCGAGACACAATACTTGAGTTCAGAGGTGCTATACCTGCGAAGGCGGTAACAACAGAAATTTGCTTTACCAAAGAGCCGTATGCAATTCACCGTGACAGTAATGACCATCGAATTGGCTTTACCGTCCTCATTGCATATGACGATGCACGATTCCCTGATCTGGATAGAGTCATCCCGAATAAATTCGAACCGTGCTTACCCCACTTTCAGGCAGCTTATCTTGCGTACCCTGAAAAGATGTTTAGCACTGGTCGAGGGGTCAACCCAATATCATTTCACCCAGCAGGAATGACTGAGGCTTGCTTATTAAAGTTTAGTGACGTGATAAATGAAAAATACGGCAATCCACAGTTCGTTGTTATGCCATGCAGAACATGAGGTGAAAATGAAAATTGAATATATCACCAGCGAAACAGGCAACACAGCCAAAGTAGTGATCCTGTCTTTCATTACCGAACGCAGAAAGCTAAATCGCTTAATTGATAAGGCTCTACTTCGTTCACCCGTGCACGAGATATCTACCGGATTCTTTTTCCGAGTAACGGCAATTTACGGTAAGGCGAACCACGTTTTACGAGCTTATAAAGGTATTTGCAAGGAGGCAAGCAAGTGATTGAACAAGATAACACTGAACATGAAATGGCTGATTTCGATGATGTGATCGTTCGTGTGGCTCACTATGTTGATGACGGTTGCGATTGGACCGCTCGAATTATTCATGGCATCCGGCAACGTTGTTATATCAGGATGGGCGTATGTCCTCCTCTACCACCAGCATCACAAATCGTTGCACCCAAATTAATCCCGATCACCAAAAAGAAAAAACGCGCAAGGAAGGTGAATGATGAGCAAAATTAAGAACCCTATTGTTTTAGTTAACATACATAAAAATCACGAAAACAGTGTGGCTGTTCACGTTACTGACGGATCCAACGATTGGCGAGACGTCCGTAAGGGCTGCATTGCTGACCTAGACGAGGCTCATCCTGATGATGCTATGGATAGGTTACCACTTGAGGTTTTGTATTACACGGCTATAGCCCTCGAGGAGGAGCGAGCAAGAAATAATAAGCTTCAACAAATAATTGGACAGGCTCGGCAATTCATTGAAACCATCATGTTTCATGTTGATGACGATTACCATAGCCAACATATTGCCCATCTTGTTAAGCAAGCTATTTACTGGTTAGAGCTTGGAGGTGAAGCAAATGACAACGCTTGATTTCAACCTCGTCAGTATCATTAAAAATGCAGGAGGTGATCCGGGTGAAGTAACTGATGCCGTTTGGAATGCCGGTTATCAACGAATGAATTTCACCACAGAGGAAATCATTCAAATGACCACCAGCCAGATAGCCGATTGTGTTTATTATGGCGTCCCGCAAAATGTATGGCCAAAAACAGTTGAAAGTCTCAGCATGGGAAATTTAAACACTATTATCGATGATGCTATGTCGCTTGGCGTCGACGCTGAGGTGGCGGCAATGGTGTTAAAGAATGGACATACGAAAGGAGGTAACACATGACTCTCGATAGCGCATATATGACAACAAAAGATGTATGTGACCACCTCCGCATATCATCAAGGACGCTAGATAGAAGACGGAAACGTAGTATATTACCATTTCCCGAACCTGATTGTAGCTACCAAGGCTCTGAAAATAGATGGTTTAAATATAGAGTATTAGAGTGGCAAACAAAAGATTCAGAGTTGAGCAAAGAAAACCGCTAGTAAAATAAACGCCCCTACTATGGGGCGAATTTCGTTATTAATTCTAATTTATTCCACCACTTCTGATAAGCTTCACGCATTTCATTCATATAGCCATATTTATCATAGACTCCCCAGACACCTGGTAACTTATGTCCTAACATTGTTTCAGCGACATGCGGAGCTGTAAGTTCAGAAAAATTAGTTCTAGCTGTTCTTCGTAGATCATGCATTGAGAAATGAGGGATATCCACTCCATACTTTTTTTTGCTGTATCTAATCAGATTGCGAGGGAAAGTTAAATGAAAATTGAATGAGATGACATCACTCCCTGAATTAAAAATTATTTCATTTTCAGCTAACTCAATAAGTCTTTTGATTACAGGAATGGAATCTTCTATTATTGGCCTAATCAATGGCATTCCCGTTTTTCCACCTGTCTTATGGTTTTCCGCGGGAATAACCCATATCATTTTATTGAAGTCAAAATCACTTTTTTTAGCCAAACGGAGCTCACCAACACGGCAGCCATAATAAAGACACAACAATACAAATAATGAATTTTTCTCCTCCATCCTTGACTCTTCACTGGCTTTTAATATGTAAAAAATCTCAGAGTCGTTTAATGTGCGTGAGCCTTGCCCCTTTTTAACACCAAAATCTTTAGGACTAAGATTTGATAGTGGGTTTAGAGCTACCATATTCCGCTTTCTGGCCCATTCGTAGCATTCCATTGAATAATTTAAAATACGCTTTGTAATTTCTGAGAATTTCTTTGATACCCCATCGAGGTAAGAGACCCATATTTTTGTGGTTAGTTGCTCTGGGGGGTATTTACCTAATTTAGAGAATACGTGTATCTCAAAGGTTCTTAATACATTTTCAGAGCTAACTTTCCCCTTAAAATGCATTTCGTGCCACTGCCTATATAGCTCCTCAAACGTACTTGTTTTGTTGATAACTTCTATTTCCAAGGATTGAACTAGTTTCGGATTTTTCCCCTCACTTAGGATCTTAGACCAGTGTAATACTTTAGATCTGGCCTCTTTGAGTGACATTACAGGATATTGCCCGATAGTCATCTTATCCTGCTTACCTGCACAGCGATATCTATAGAAAAATGACACTACTCCATTTTTAGAAATGCGAACCCACAAGCCATCACGATCTGACTTTTCGATAACCGATAATTGTTTTTTACCCTGATTTGTTCGCAAAAATGTATCTGTTATTGCCAT